TGCAAAAGCAATTAACCAAGCATGGGCATATCGTAAACCAAATGAAACAGTAATCAAAATGGATAACGATGTAGTAATAAACAACTATGGTTGGGTAGAAGAAATGGAACTTGCAATGAAACTCGGTAGCTATGGAATATTAGGTTTAAAACGTAAAGACTTAATGCAGTCACCAAATGCAAACAACCATTGGAAAACTGAACTAAAAATGCTCCCACACGAGAAAGGCGACAACTGGGTAGTAGTAGAAGAAAGTGCAGACATAATGGGAACAGTACAAATGTTTCACCCTGAACTAATAAATAAAATGGGTGGATTAATGCAAGCAGGAGTATATGGGTTTGATGACACTTTAGCTTGTATTAGAGCAATACTACTTGGTTATAAATTAGCATTCTTACCACACATAGACATTGACCATATTGATGTAGGTGGCGATGCTTACACCGAATGGAAACGAAAATATGCAGGTGAGAAAATGGAAGAGTTTTATAAAATCAAAGAAGGATTAATAAACGGAACAATACCAATAAAAGTAGAACTATGATAGTATTAACAGTAGCAGATAATAAAAGTAAATGCTTTCAGTTAGAACGAAGTTTAAATCACTTTGGTTGGCAGTATCATATAATTGAAGTAAACCAATGGCAAGGCTTTGCAATGAAACTTAACAAGGTATATGAATACTTAAAAGCAAACCCAACTATTAAAGATTTTATATTTGTAGATGCATACGATACATTCTTTTTAGATACACCTGCAAACACTAAACGTAAAATATATTGGAACTGCTTATTTAATTCAGAAGTAAACTGCTGGCCTGATGTAGAACAATTATCTAAATATGAAGAACGTGAGCAATACACAAAACCAAACACAAAGTTCAGATTCTTAAATAGTGGTGCATACTATATGCAGTCAGAAACCTTTATAAAGCTAATAGACAAACAAGGAATACACGACAGCGAAGATGACCAAAGAATAGCAACTAAATGGCTATTAGACAACCCAAGCATAGGTATAGACCATAATTGCAGGGTATTTCAAACATTATGTGGGATAACTGAAACAGATTACAAAATAGAAAACAATCAATTTATAACCAAAGATAACTTTAAACCAACAATAATTCATGGCAATGGCAAAGCAGATATGAATTTTATATATGAACTAATTAATTAAAAAATGAATACACTAAAAGAATTACAAGACAGCTACCAAAACACATCTGAGTGGAATGAAATGGTAAACGAAACATTTATGAATAAAACCAATGATGTAAAAGAACTAAAAGCATTAAGGGACTTTGTAGAGCAGAATGTATTCGGATTCGGTGAAAGAGCCTTCTATCAAATGTGGTCAATGATAATAGATGAAATGCCACAAACATTTAGCTTTTTAGAAATAGGAGTATTCAGAGGGCAAACATTAGCACTTATAAGAATGCTTGCGAACCTAAAAGGTAAAGAATGTAAAATAGTAGGGGTAACACCATTAGACACAACTGATGGACATTGGGAATCTAATTATGCAGAAGATATAGACTTACTCCATGTATCATTTAACCTTGAACAACCTAAAATTATAAAAGGATTATCAACTGATGAAAAAATAATAAAACAAATAAAGAACTTTGATATAGTTTATATAGATGGCGGTCACGAATATGAAGTAGTAAAATCAGACCTTGAAAACTATTGCAACAAAGCAAACAAGTATTTAGTAATTGATGACTGTGCAAATAGATTTAATTTAAAGTGGGGAATGTTTGCAGGAATAGAACCAGTATCAAAAGCAGTTGATGAATACTTACCACCATTTACTGAAAACAATAACTTTACTTACATCTGTAACGTAATACATAATAGAATTTGGAAACGAAATAAATAATATGAAAATAGAAACAGTAAAAATAAGCGCAGTAAAAAGCAACCCAAATAACCCAAGAATTATTAAAGATGACAAATTTAAAAAACTTGTAACATCAATAAAAGAATTTCCACAAATGTTGGATATAAGACCAATAGTTGTAAATGATGAAATGATAGTGCTTGGTGGCAACATGAGATTAAAAGCATGTATTGAAGCAGGCTTAAAAGAAGTATCAATAATCAAAGCAAGTGAATTGACACCAGAGCAACAAAACGAATTTATAATCAAAGACAATGTAGGGTTTGGTGAATGGAATTGGGATGACTTGGCGAATGATTGGGATGAGGAACAGTTAGAAAGTTGGGGGTTAAACTTACCAGTATTAAATTCAAATGTTAATTTAGATGATTTTTTTGAAGATAGTAAAGTAGATGAAAGTTTACCAACTAATAAAATAATACTAGAATATACAATAGAAGAATGCGATAAGGTTAAAAGCGAATTATTAAAGCACGGTAAAACACCAGAGGATGCAGTGTATAATTTATTAGGTCTATGAAAATATTTTTAGCAGGGTCAGGATGGAATCGACATTGTTGGGAAAATAGAGACTTTTATAATTTTAACAGGCTTGAAAGTTTTGTATACATAAAGGGCGAGGAGAAAAACATATCAAAATATAAAATGTTTTTGTTAGATAGCGGTGCTTTTACTTTTATGAATAAAAATAACGGTAATGTTAATTGGGATGATTACATAATTAAATATGCAAACTTTATAAACCAGTTTGACGTTAAGTATTTTTTTGAATTAGATATTGATGTTATTGTAGGTATTAAAGAAGTTGAAAGGTTAAGAGCAAAATTAGAATTATTAACAAATAAAAAAAGCATACCAGTATGGCATAAAAGCAGGGGTTTAGAGTATTGGAAACAAATGTGTAAAGACTATGAATTTGTAGCAATTGGTGGTATAGTAACACAAGAAATCAAAAGAACTGAATACGATGTGTTTTATGACTTGTTAAAAATAGCAAAACAAAATAATACAAAAGTTCACGGTTTAGGTTTTACTAATTTACAAGGTTTAGAAAAGTATAAATTTTATTCAGTTGATTCAACAAGTTGGTTATCGGGTAATAGATTTGGTGCTGTATACTGGTTTGATGGTAAAACAATGAAGAAACAGAATAAAGGTATTGGTCAAAGAGTTAAAACACATATGACCGCTTTAAATAACTTTAATGAATGGGTAAAATTTGGTCAGTATGCAGAAAATAATCTTTAAATATATTATATGAAAAATGCAATAGTTTTATTAAGCGGTGGTCAAGACTCAACCACCTGTTTATATTGGGCAAAGAAAAATTTTAATCAAGTTTACGCAATTGGTTTTGACTACGGTCAAATGCACAAAATAGAATTAGAGAAGGCAATTGAAATATCAGAAATAGCCAATGTGGATTATAAGATATTAAATGTTAAGGGGTTACTTGCACACAGTAGTTTAACTAAACATACAGACCACAATGAAAAAAGCTATCTAGATAATAACTTACCTGCATCATTTACAAGTGGTAGAAACTTATTATTTTTAACAATAGCAGCCTCAATGGGTGCTGAGTTAGGTATACAAGATATAATTACTGGTGTATGCCAAACTGATTATTCTGGTTACCCAGACTGTAGAAAAACAACTATTGACTGTTTACAAACTACTTTGTCTCTAGGTATGGGAGCAGGTGATTATAGAATACATACTCCGTTAATGTATTTAACAAAAGCGGAGACTTGGAAATTAGCAAAAGAATTAAACTGCCTAGATATTATAATTAATTATACAATGACTGATTATAATGGTAGCACTAATAAAAACGAATGGGGTTTTGGTGATATAAATAACCCTGCAACTTCTTTAAGAGCAAAAGGGTATTACGAAGCAAAGCAAAATAATTGGATATGATAATACAAAAGAAATATCATTTTTATGCAGGACATAGAAATAAAGAAGCAGGAGTTAAGTGTGGAAGACTACATGGACATACTTATGATGTAGTAGTACATATAAAACCTGAAAAGTTAAACAATGGTATTGGTATATTATTTGCAGACATTGATAGCAAGATAGAACCAATCATAAATGAGTATGACCATTATTTATTACTTAATGAAAAGGATTCTTTATGTGAAGTATTAGAGTTAGCAAATGAACCTTTTATAAAGTTACCATTTGATACAAGTGCAGAGAATATGGCAGTATGGTTATTTACAAGAATTAAAACAGAAACAGGATTACCAATAGTAAAAATAGAATTAGCAGAAACAAAATCAAGTAACATAATATATGAACCAAACTAAATTAAAAGTATCAGAAATATTCTACTCTTTACAAGGTGAAGGAGCAAGAATAGGAACACCGACAATCTTTATTAGATTGCAAGGATGTAAAACTAAATTCGCTTGTGCAGCAAATGGAATCAAGTGCGACACAGAGTTTGAAAGTGGAAAAGAATTTACAATTGAAGAACTTGAATTGTGGATTGAAAAGAATGCTAAACAATGTAATGAAATTACTTGGACAGGTGGTGAACCATTAGACCAATTAACAGAAGAGATAGTTGCATACTTTAAAGAAAAAGGATTTTATCAAGCAATTGAAACAAGTGGATTACAACCTGCTGTAAAAGGTTTAGACTTTATTTGTGTTAGTCCAAAAGTAGCTGAACATATAATTGCTAAGAACTTTCCTGATGGTGTATCAGAATTAAGATATGTTAGGCATAAAGGACAATCTATACCACAGCCATCAATTAAAGCAAATCATTATTGGATTAGTCCACATAGTGATGGATTTAATATAAACTCAGAAAACTTAAAACATTGTATCAATTTATGTATAGAAAATGGTATATGGAAAATGTCACTTCAAAATCACAAAGTATGGAATATATTGTAACCTGGGAAGAGATTCAAAAAAGAGTTTCAAAATTAGATAAAAGCCTAAAGTATTATGGAATACCAAGAGGAGGAATGTATATCAGTGCAATGCTAAATCCTGTCGACACTCCTGAAGAGGCAGATGTCTTTATTGATGACCTAATAGATAGTGGTAAGACAAGACAAGACTATGTCATAAAATATAATAAACCTTTTATAGGATTGTTTGATAAACAACAAGAAAAAGATTTAAAAGACAAATGGTTAATATTCCCTTGGGAAATGAAAGAAGAACCTATTGAAGATAACTTTGTTCGCATACTACAATATCTTGGAGAAGACCCAACAAGAGAAGGATTAAAAGACACTCCAAAAAGATACATAAAGTTTATGAAAGAATTTCTTGAACCAAAGGAATTTAACTTCACTTGTTTTGATGCAGAGGGTACTGATGAAATGATACTACAAACTAATATACCTTTTTATTCGTTATGTGAACACCATACTGCTCCATTCTTTGGTGTAGCTAATGTTGCCTACATTCCAAGTGATAAGATTGTAGGATTAAGTAAACTTGCAAGAACAGTAGACTTGTATGCAAACAGATTCCAAAATCAAGAACGCATAACTACTCAAATAGCTGAAAGAATACAAAAAGAACTAAATCCTAAAGGTGTAGCAGTTACATTAAAAGCACAGCACCTTTGTATGTGTATGCGAGGAGTAAAGAAGCACGATACTTGGACAATGACATCCAAGATGCTTGGAGTGTTTAAAGAAGATGAGAAAGCAAGAAATGAGTTTTTAAATTTAATAAAATGAAACAACAAAATACAACACTAAAAAAAGCTATGGTTGAAGCACTTGAGAAGAGTCTTGGCATAGTAACAACAGCAGCAAAGACAGTTGGAATTGATAGGAGTACTCATTACACTTGGTTAAAGGAAGATGAGCAATACAAAGAAGCAGTAGATGGTATAAGCGATATGGCTATTGACTTTGCTGAATCACAATTAAATCAATTAATGAGTGGTGCTAAACATCAAGTAGTTACAAACAAAGGAGAGATAGTAGAAATTAAAGATGCGCCTAATCCAAGTTCAATAATATTCTATCTAAAAACCAAAGGGAAGAAACGTGGATATGTTGAGAAACAAGAAATAGAAGTTTCAGGTGAAAGAGAAATTTTTAAAGGCTTGGATTTAAACATTCAAGAAAACGAAGAAAGTCAATAAAATCGTTTGTCTACACGATGGACAAATCGTATTATGCTCAAAGAAACCACAGCGCAAAAGAAGATTGCTAAACTTAAAAAAAGGATTAGGATAGTACAAGGAGGAACTTCATCAAGTAAAACCTTTAGTATTATCCCTATGCTTATTGATTATGCTTACAAGAATCCTAATAGCGAAATAAGTATAGTAGCTGAAACAGTACCACAAATCAGAAGAGGTGCGTTAAAAGACTTCTTAAAGATTATGGATTGGATTGGTTTTTATAACGATGACCAATTTAATAAGTCTACTTTAAAATACACTTTCAAAAATAAATCTTACATTGAATTCTTTAGTGCTGACCATCCTTCC